CTTTCTTCCTGCCCTCCCACATGCAGATGTTTACGTGGCATAGCCGTGCATGAGTGTGCATAGATACATCAACTAGTTTTGGCTCTTGTTGGTTGGTAGGTCGTGCTGGTTCTGGAACTGCCGTTACCTCGGCTTGTGCCTGTGGTACACTAACTACTGGTGCGCTTACATCGTGTTTCTTTTGTAGGTCATCTAGTAAACCCATTGTCGTTCTCCATGTTGTCGCTAGGGAAATTCCCTAACTAGTTTTTGAAACAGTATTGTTTTTCAAGCGAAACTCCACTCGAAATACTATTATCTCATATGTTAGTATTGAAGTCAAACCTTTAACTTGAGTGGGTAAACGTACTTGAACGTATAATGTTCTTAGTAAACGTCTATTGTTCTTACAATGTAGTGACCTAACTAATTGATAAAAAAAGAATGTTCTAATGTTCGGTTTTTGGCGAAGAGAAGAGAGAGAAAATGTGAAACTAGATTTGAGTAGAAAATAGAACATTAGAAAGAGAGGTCTGAAGGAAGTATCCTCTCTTTTTTAAAAAGCGAACATTATAAATTAAGATTATTAGTTTATATATATATAAGTATATTTAATAAAGTTTAGTTAATAAGAATACTAACATTTGATAACGCATGGGTAGGTTTACAATGTTCGTTTTTCATTTTCAAAAAGCGAACAATGCAGTATTTTTGCGAACATTAGGGGGATTTTGCGAACATTACACCGAACATTACTAGGGAGATTCCCTAGTCGCGGCTTGAAGCTATGTGCATCTACGATCACTGGTTTCATTTTGAAGACTAGGGAGATTCCCTAACTAGTTCTTGAGATGGTGGGGATAGTTTGAAGGCTACCAAGTTTTTGGTAGGAGGAGGACTTGAAGCTATGTGCATCTACGATCACTGGTTTCAAAGGGGCCGTAGCCCCGTGAAACTATGGACAATAAGAAACTGCTCCGTAGTTGTCGTACCATGCGCTTGGATAGGGAGGGAGGCTTATTGAGTACCAGCGTTTACCATCGCGGTGCGCTCCAAAGTATAGTTCCCAGAACAGTATCACTTCTATTTTTTGTAGTTCGATTTTTTGAATTGTCATTTTTAGATCCTCTAATAGAAAAAAGAAGGGACCCCGAAGGGTCCCAAGATGTGACTAGGGAAATTCCCTAGTGAGTTACTCAGAGATCAGAGTCTTTGTTTCCTCTAATCTGGCGGCTATGGCTCGGCCCTCGGCTAGCCAAAGGTTTAGTTCGCTCTCAGTATCAATCCCGCAGATCTTGAGATCATACTTAAACTTATTGCTAGTTTGTGCCGCTTTCCTAGCCTTTTCCGCCTCGGCTATGGCCTTACCTAGCCGCTCATGTGGTAGGCTAGCAACCCTTGCTCCGCCTTGCTTGATAGCCTTGGCTCTGTTAAACCTAGTCTTCATAGCATTACGGAAGTCTTTCATGGCGGTCCCTTTCTGATCCTGCCAGTACCTGCAATTCTCAGGGGTCATGGCTAGATTGCCTTCGCCTTCGCCTGTTAGTCGGGGATCGTCTTTCTTCATGTATGCCATGATGAACCCCATCTTTGGAAACTTCTGTTTACAGATAGTCTCCTGCAGTTTACCCAGAAACTCCACGGACAAGATTGCGGTCTTGCCTTTGTTTTTGGCTACCCCGACCTTTAGGTCGTCCGAACTATCAACACCTAAACCGATTAGTTGTTGGTATAGCTGGTCCGCTACTTCGCTAGCCTTCGCGCCGAATTCAGTGAATTGGCGTACCCCTTGCAAGAAAAGGTCTTGCCCCTTTTTAGTAAATGAACTCATACGAGTATCCTCATGTTGATTAACTGCTCCGGCCCCTTGCCGAAACATGACTAAACTTTAGCATACTTTTCGGATCTCGCAATACAATGGTTCCCTTGACTAGGGAAATTCCCTAGTGAGAACCCTACCCACCCCCTATGCCCCCAATTCCAAGATTAGTTACATACCAACTTATATATTACTAATCTGCACGAACGATCTGTAAAATTTTGAGTTTTGCTCTACCCCCTCTCTTTTGAGCGCACCCCCCTTGTTTATTTAAGTCCCCCTTGTAAAAAAATTTTTTTCATGTATAAATCGGTTTTACGGCTTAGACCTGCGATTACATATGGCGTTACACATAAAACCCGAGTCTGGGGTAGAAGTGGCTGAATCCGATCCCGTTGTTGATTTGAAAGACAGGGCAGAGGCCGCATCCAACACAATCGAGAAGCTTGCCGAACACGGTTTAGAGATAACCCCTAACAAAGAAGATAAGGACAACGCTGCAAAACTAGTTGCTGCATATGCAGAAGATCCTGAAGGTACGTCTAAGAAAGTGACCACCAAGAAAGCAGCCACCCTCACCCCCGCTTCTTTGCTACTCACGGACAACATACTTAGAGAGTTCGGGCAGTCTGTTGTAGAAAGTTCCTTACATATCAGACACTTAGTAACCAACAAACTAGTGCTGGAGTCTGAGAACCCTGACCCCCGTATACGTATGAGGGCTTTAGAGCTACTGGGTAAGATATCAGATGTGGGTCTCTTCTCTGAGAAATCAGAGGTGACGATTACGCATCAGTCTACGGATGACCTGCGTGAGAAGCTGAAAGGTAAGCTGGAGAAGCTTGTTGCAGGAGAAGTGGTGGAAGCACCCGTCATTGTAGATGTGAAGGAGGAACTAGGGCTGGAAGACTACGATGACTGAGGCCGCGTTAGACTTCTCCGAGGAAGATATCCAGAAGATGCTGGACAACATTGACTCTTTCTCCCCTGACGAAGTAGTAGAGATAGACCGTATTGTGGACGAGTTAGCCTCTCGGAAACAAAACGAATTGGCCTACAATGATTTGATAGAGTTCTGCAAGCGTATGCAGCCAGATTACATTGTAGGCAAACACCACCGCATACTATCAAAGATGCTCATGGACATTGAGCAGGGCAACAAAGACCGAATATGCGTCAACATACCGCCAAGACACGGCAAGTCTCAGTTAGTATCTATCTATTTCCCAGCGTGGTTCTTGGGTAGGAACCCGAATAAGAAAGTAATGATGGTGTCACACACGACTGATCTGGCGGTGGACTTTGGTAGAAAGGTGCGGAACCTGATTGCTACGGATGAGTACAAGAGTATTTTTCCTACGGTTGCACTATCAATAGATTCCAAGTCGGCAGGTAGATGGAATACAAACGTGGGCGGGGAATACTACGCCTGTGGTATTGGCTCGTCTATCGCAGGTAGAGGTGCAGACTTACTGTTAGTAGATGACCCTCACTCTGAGCAGGATGTGATTAACGGTAACTTTGAGGTATTTGAGAAAGCCTACGAGTGGTTTACCTTCGGAGCACGAACTCGTTTGATGCCGGGTGGGCGTGTGGCAATCATACAGACTAGATGGCACATGGATGACCTGACGGGCAGGGTGACACGGGACATGGTGAACAATGATCGCTCTGACCAATACGAGGTGGTAGAGTTCCCTGCTATATTAGATACGGCAGATAAAGATAACAAACCCATACAGAAACCCCTGTGGCCTGAGTTCTTTGACTTGGAGGCGTTACTACGTACCAAGGCATCTATGCCGACCTTTCAATGGAACGCACAGTACCAGCAGGAACCTACGGCAGAAGAAGCTGCTCTGGTCAAACGAGAGTGGTGGCAGTCATGGGAGCAGGAACGGCCTCCTGAATGCGAGTACGTTATTATGTCACTGGACGCAGCAGCAGAAACGCACAACCGCGCTGACTATACTGCGCTGACCACATGGGGGGTATTTTTTAATGAGAGTGAAAATGCGTACCACATCATCCTGCTGAATAGTATAAAGAAGCGGCTGGAGTTTCCTGAACTGAAAGACTTGGCGATGGAGGAGTATAAGGATTGGGAGCCTGACTCCTTTATCGTGGAGAAGAAGAGCGCAGGGACGGCTCTGTATCAGGAGATGAGACGCATGGGACTACCCGTGCAGGAGTACACGCCACACAGGGGGTCGGGGGACAAGTTAGCGCGATTGAATTCAGTTGCAGATATTGTAGCATCCGGTATGGTGTGGATGCCGATAACTAGGTGGGCAGAAGAAGTAATAGAAGAGATTGCAGGGTTTCCATTTATGAGCCATGATGACCTCGTGGACAGCACGGTTATGGCGTTGATGAGATTCAGACAAGGTGGGTTTATCCGTCTACCAACGGATGAGCCAGAAGAAACACGCTACTTCAAACAAAGGCGGGGTGGATACTACTAATGGCTATTGAAAAAGGATTATATGCGGCACCGGAAGGACTCGAAGAAGAACAGGGTGAAGGACTAGAAATAGAGATAGTTGACCCTGAAATGGTGACGCTGGATGACGGCAGTATGGAGATAACCATAGTACCTGATGCCAATATAGGGGACATGACCGACTTTGATGCGAACTTGGCAGAGTTTTTAGAAGACAATGCACTGTCTTTGATCGCAGATGATGTCATGGGGCTGGTTGCATCGGACATGGATGCACGAAAAGAGTGGGCAGACACCTTCGTAGAGGGGCTTGACCTGCTTGGCCTCAAGATAGAGGAACGATCTGAACCATTTCAGAGCGCATGTGGAGTATTTTCTACCGTTTTATCCGAAGCTGCCATACGTTTTCAGGCAGAAACCATGAGTGAAACCTTTCCTGCGGCTGGTCCTGTGCGAACAAAGGTCATAGGAGAGGAAGATAAGGACAAATTAGAGGCAGCAGACCGTGTAAAAGCGGATATGAACTACGAATTGACCGAAAAAATGGTCGAATATAGGTCAGAACACGAAAGATTGCTCTATAGTTTGGGTTTAGCAGGGTCTGCGTTCAAAAAAGTCTACTTTGACCCCAATTTAGGGCGACAAGTTGCTATGTATATACCCGCAGAAGACGTAATTGTGCCCTACGGAGCGTCAAACATAGAAACCGCAGAGCGTGTGACCCACATAATGCGGAAAACCAAGAATGAATTGCGTAAATTACAGGCCAGTGGCTTCTATAAAGATGTAGAACTGGGAGATCCCATCCCTTATCACTCTGATATAGAAGAGAGAAAGGCAAAAGACAGTGGGTACTCTATGTCTGATGACGATAGGTACGCAGTCTATGAGATACATGCTGATATGGTCATAGATGGTATAGATGATGAGGACGATATCGCTAAACCTTACGTAGTGACCATAGAAAGAGGCAACAATGCGGTGCTTGCCATCAGAAGGAATTGGAATCCTGATGACCCACTCCAGTTAAAGCGCCAACACTTCGTACATTACGTATATGTCCCCGGATTTGGCTTCTATGGCCTTGGGCTTATACATATCGTAGGGGGGTACGCTAAAGCAGGTACGTCCATTATACGACAGTTGGTGGACGCAGGTACGCTTGCTAACTTACCAGCAGGGTTGAAGACTCGTGGGCTACGTGTCACAGGAGATGACACCCCGATAGAACCGGGGGAGTTTAAGGACGTAGATGTACCGTCTGGTAGCATCAAAGATAACATTATGCCGTTACCTTACAAGGAGCCTAGCCAAACATTACTAGCCTTACTAGATAAAATAACTAACGAGGGCCGTAGATTAGGGGCGATTAGTGACATGAATATTTCTGATATGTCAGCTAATGCACCCGTAGGTACTACCTTGGCGTTATTAGAAAGAACTCTGAAGCCTATGGCGGCAGTTCAGTCTCGTGTTCACTACGCCATGAAACAAGAGTTTAAACTACTGAAAGCAATCATGTCTCAGTACGCCCCTGCGGAATACGGGTATCAACCTAACCGTGGAGAGGTAAGCGCCAGAGAAGCAGATTACATGCTGGTGGATGTCATACCCGTCAGTGACCCCAATAGTTCTACAATGGCGCAAAGAGTCGTTCAATACCAAGCAGTATTACAGATGGCACAATCTGCCCCACAGATATATAATCTTCCGCAGCTACACAGGCAGATGATAGAAGTTTTAGGTATAAAGAACGCAGATAAACTTGTTCCGATAGAGGATGATGCTAAACCTACTGATCCTATTAGTGAGAATATGAACGCACTTATGGGTAAACCATTAAAAGCTTTCATATATCAAGACCACGCGGCACATATTGCAGCCAATGAAGCGTTTATG